CATCTGTGCCACATTATAGTAGTCGTACCACGATTGGCTATACTGAGAAATTTCTTCTAAGTCTTTTTCTGTAAGGTCGGGGTTTATTTTTAATACCTCCGTAATAGGGATAGTTTTTAACTCTCCCCAATAGAAGCAATCTTTAAAGTAAGGGTCTTCGGTATAGCTATACACCACATTAGCTGGGTCTACATACTCTACCCTCACGCCATCCCCTTCTTGGAAAACATGTTTAGTTATACCTAAGCCTAATGTAGTGATGTCATAGTCTACGCGTTTACGCAGATCGTTATAATGACTCTCTTCGAGCATAGTATTTATAGCCACCTCATTAGCAATCTCTATAGAAGGTTTATAATTTAATTGCATAAACAACTCCATCTCCTGATCATTTTCAGGGAGGTTGTCAGGGTTTACAGTAAAAGGGTCTACGCCGAAGTCTTTTTGTATCTGCTGGAAAAGATCCTTAGCTATCATATCCTTCTCCACTACATTTTGAAACTCGTTACGTTTTTCCGCAGAGAGAGAGTCTTGGGCAAAACATTTTATATCAAATAATCTATCCGACATCCCGTTCACAACTATATCCACAAACTTTGGGATAATAGGGATAGGAGTCCAGTCCAGGTTTAGGTAGGATAAATCTCCGTCTATAGCTAATTCATTTTTGTATTTAGCAATAGATTGCTCCCCGCGGGCATATAACCGAAGTTTATGAAACTCTAAAAACTGACTGTAAAATCGACACGAAAGTCCGTCCCTTCTGAACCATTCATACTGTATTGCTTGACCTACCTGAAGCCCAAACTCCTTCTTTGCTTTATCTGAATCCGATACAAATTGGTTTGGAAAGGTAGCAGAGGTGATATCTATTTGGAGTCCCTTCATCTAATTATTTGACTTACTGTACTACTGTTGTTATATTTTGCAAAGTTAAGGCTTATTTTCGCTTTCTGTTTCAGGGGTGTATATAAATGTTTCTGGTTAGCCATGATAGCTAACCCCGTACTTATAGACGCATCAAACTTCGTTCTGTTGTTAATATCAAATTTGGCCCAATCCTCTAAGGTACGACGAAAATACATACTCCCCATGTCGTCTTGAGGGCGGTATTCTCCAGTTAAATCTATGCCTACATGTTTTTCTATATATGACTCTATAGCTGCGGCGTGAGATTGCTTGACGTCTTCCGAGGTATTAGGTATACCCCCCAGTTCTTTTTCCGTGCGGGAGAGTTTAGTGTATACTTTGTCCGGACGGTTTAAAGAAAACCCGCGGTACCCACGGTTTTTTAAATGGTAAAGTAAGCGAGGCTTATTATTCTCACACAAAATAGGCATACCGTAGAAGGCGCACGCCATAAGAACCTCTTCAAAAAATATCTCCGCCGTTTGTGGGCGAGCGATATATTCTAAAAAGAACTCATTGCTTGGAGCTTCGTCCATATTAAATTTAGTCAGTCCATGTAAAGATCCGTTAGACCCTTTCCCTACTACTACTCCCGAGATATCATATGAGTCGCACCCAAAAGACCCTAAGTGTTCGTTGCCAGGGTATTTAATCCCGTGGCGCACTTCGATATTGTTTTGCATATGAGGCTTCGGGGTCCACCCCACTAAAAACCTTCCCGCCTTATCGGGAGACCATATAACTTTTGAATCTTTAATCCCATCCTTCCAACGGAAAGACCCACGCGTAAGGTGGTGATCCATAATTAAAGAGTCGTTATAGTCTATCTGCTGATATATCTTCGTGAGGTTAAATATAGATTGCTTACTCTCGTCACGGAAAGCGTGGGACTCGGTGCGAGGAAATTGTCTATAAAATTCATTCAAAGCATCCGCGTCTTGCGAGAGCGAGCCCACTTCATTCTCCCAGTAGTCTATAGCTCCAAGAGTTATATCTTCTCCATCTATACCTACCAATACTTTCGAAGGGGTACGTAAGACGGGCATACCATATATATCGAGAAAACCCTCCATATTCCACTCCATAGGGACGAAGAGACAATATAAGCCGCTTTTTGTTTGTCCGTTAGCGTTACGCTTAGAAGGGAAAGAGTCTTCATATAGGGCTTTGAAATTTCTACCCCCTTTATCCAAAGCGTTAGAGGTAGAGCCCATCATACATTTCCCTACCACCTTACTTCCTAAACGTAGACATGTCTTAGTAACGCGCCAGTTGTTTAAAATATTGTCGGGTTTGTCCCACTTCCCACTCTCATCATGTATAAGTAGCTGCAGCTTCTCTCCATCATAGCTATTGTCTCCGGTATTTTTCCAGTCTATAGTGGTATCCAATCCCTCCAGCTCTTCCTCTTCGAGTTTGTACATGTTTTTCTTTGTAATCTTCGAAGCAGGAACACGATAAGCCAACTCTGTTTTAGGCTTATCCATTCCATCCTGTATCGGTTTAAAGAAAAACGGATAGTTGTTAGAAATAGGGACAACTTTGTCGGTGAACATTTTTTTAGCATCGGATCCTGTTTTTGAGAGTATACCTACCCTCGAGTCTTTAGTTATAGTAGCCTGGTTTACGCCTTCGCTGGAGCTCATAAAAGAAAAGCCAGAACGACGAATCTTTAAATAGCACATGCCAAAGCTACGCTTATCTGCTTTACATGCCTCCCAAAAGATATAAAATATTCTATTTGCTTCCCGAAAGTCGGGGTGACCTACGTCAATCTTTGTCCACTGCAGATACATATAGTGAGTGCCCGTCATATATGTAGGGGTACCGTTGTTTAGAAACCAGAAACCTTCCTCACGCCTATCGAACTCCGCCTCTATATATTCTACCCACTTAGATTTAAAAAGATCTGGGGTTTCGTGCCACTGGAATATAGACTTAATACGTTTTAAGTCTTTACTATACTCAAAAGGCTCCCAATATTGGCCCTCTTTTTTCTTCGAGCGAGAGTATATATGTTTAGGGGTTTTAGGCAACGCCACTAAGAGCCCGTTGATCGCATATATATCCCCTATCTGTCCCGTCTTAGAGATAACTACGACGTCATATTTTGGGTCATAGCCATACCTCCATGTGCGGGCGCGGTTTTTATTCACCACCACATGTTTGGGTATAGCTTTTTCTACTATCCTGTATAATTTATTTTGATCGGGACTCGGCAAATCCTTTTAGTGTATTGTTTTTTTTCTCTATAACACCTCCCTCTAAGAGGGCTTTCTCCTCTTCTATCCTTTTTAATATCTCAAAAGCATCCATGATACACAGCTTCTTGGTAGCGGCGGCATTCTTTAACCTGTCTGCCGCCAACTCATCATCGGTATCAAACTTTATAATATCTTCTTTAGCCACCTTAATTAACTGTATAACAGCCTTTTCCCCCGCTTCTATAATCTGTAATTTAATCTCCTTGCTGTCCATCTTCTTTCATTTTTGCTAAAGCCTCTTCATACCCAGGCATAAGTTTTAAAAGCCTTAACGTCCCCAGGGCTAACTCTCGGGTTTGTTGTTCCTCTAATATAAGCTTTTTTAAATTTTCCGTTAGCGCCTCTGTATTTACCTTCAGCGACGATATATTTTTCTGTACTCCCATAGTTATTTAAATTTATAAAACATTACAAAGACTTGCCTCCCTTCTTTCCAGGATACGTTAGGGTACTTGCTATGGAAATATGAAGAAGGGTAGGAAATAAGCCTATTGCTTTCATACCCCACTACAGAACTTAACCTCCACTTATCTAAATCTTCCGCATCCACCTTTATCATCTCATCATACTGCTCATTAGAAATATCTTTGGGGATCTCCCTCCCGTACATATGATGCTCCCATAGGGCCGTGCCATGTAAATCCTCCATCTCTCGGGGGGACATATATAGAACTATAGCCCTATCGGGCCTCTCTCCTTTTATGTTTAAGTCTGAGTGTATACGCCATGAGATATCTAACTCATCCGTAGCTTCCCTAAAGAAGGATAATATATTAATCAAAGGGCGTCTCTCTATAACAGTCAATCTGTCTATTACGTAGTTAGTAAAATCTGTAGGGGATTCTTTTACGTAGAAATTCTTTCCCCCGACCACCTCCTTTGTAAAAGGCTCGTCGTTTAAATAATTCTTAGCTACATCTAAAATAGGGCGCTCCAAAAAATCATCTATAACATATATCATAGTATCATCATTATATTGTTGGTAAACATCCTGTATAGTTTTTCTCCATCTATATAAAAAGG